TGCATTGTTTCTCATACTCTTAACTTCTACTTCTAACTCATCTAATAATCCTGCGATATGCTCCACCAACATAAAAAGTTCCGCTTCCCCACTTGACTGACCAAGTTCTCCACGCGGATATTTAATTCTAAACTCTGTATTATGTTCTAAATCTTTTTGAAATAATTCTAATTGGGTGCTGTGTTTATTAAGTTGTTCATTAATACCAAAATATGCCCACGTTCCAATTGCAACGAGGGCTATTAAAGACGCAACCGTCTTCATCGGCATTTGCACTTTAGCTTCGTCTGATATGTTTAGTGGTTTATTAGCCATGTGGTCCTCCACAGAAAGCTAACACTACTAACATTAATATTAATAGACCTGTAAAATAATAATTCATCCTGGCTACCTCTATCATTACGTTAACCAGCTTATAACTTTTTCCCACCATTTGTTCCCTGATGCCTGACTCAAACTGCAATCACAGTGAGCACATTTGTTAATACCTTCATGAACGTGATGACTTAGTTTGTGTCCGCATAAATCACACATCTTTGCTTGTGGTTGTTTAATCATGTTTCTTCTCCTCTATTTCGTAGAAAAATTTATCGGTATCCTCTGTTTTCCATTTACCAGTATCCTCTACATTCCACTCGTTAGTCTGTACTTTCCAGTCAGGAATGTTGTCCTTTACTGTGAAAGAAGGCAAATCCCAAATACATCTGTTGTTGGGTTGGGCTGCATAATTGCCGTCATCTAAGGCTATTATGTGAGCACACTTGTGTTCGTGTGGTATTTCTGAATGATCAGAATCTATTATATTACCTTCTGGATGAGCCCAGTCAACAGTAAATAAATAGGACCCATGGTGCCATTTTTTATCTTTTCCTATGTATTTGCCGGACGCTGCGCTTAAAATATTCCAAGTAGTAACAGCAGGATAATAGCTAAAAGAATTCCAAAGTTCCAATTCATCAAGTCTTTTATGTGGAACATTTTTGGGTTCATAACCACGTTGAATAAAAGCCGTAATTGGGAGACGATAAAAGACTGCACCGTTTTCCATAATGGCGTGCCATAGAATAGCACGGCCGCCCATGCTTGTGAGGCCAAAGATAATACAGTCTTCAACTTCTCCTTTATGTTTTTTGAGATCATATAAATACTCCCTTCTTATTTGAGCGTATTGTACAGGAATATTAGCATTTAGGTAAGACATATTTTAATTTTTTTAGAAGATCATACCACAACGTTTTATATTTTAAATCTTTGGTTTTGTTCCACATTATCGCTGCTTCATCAAGATCTTTCAATAATTTCACTATTTTATTTCTCCCCAATTGGGACCTGATTCGTAATCAACTTTATTAGGAATTTTTAATTTAACTGCTTCCTCCATAATAGTTTTTATTTTATCAGCTTGTTCATCTGATTCAACAGATATATCAAGTTCATCGTGTATTTGTATATGCGGTGTGATACCTTCTTTGTATAATTCTAACATAGCTTTTTTAGTCATGTCTGCAGCTGATCCTTGAATTAATTTATTTAAAGCTTTGTATGTAAATGCTCTTCGATGACCGTTCTCATGCCAATAATTTTTTTGTTTGTTGCCATCTTTATCTAAAAGAAATTCTCCTTCTTCATCTTTCACATGTGGACCCATAGCTTGTAGTTCTAACATTCTTTCATGATCTTGCGCTGGCACAAATCTACCCCAATCGTTACCTTTTAATATGGGTTCGTACTTTGGAAATCTACATTTTCTATTTAAAATAGTTTTTATTCTACCTTGACTTTGAGCTGCTCTCATTAATTCATTTGTTAATTGTTTTACAAAAGGTACCTTTGCGTGATAGCTATCAAATAAATTTTTAGCTTTAACTGAACTTACACCTAACTCTGCTTCTAACTTTGCTTTACCCATACCATAAAATAATCCAAGGTTAATTACCTTAGCTTGACTTCTTGGTATCTTTGCCATGTCTGCTACGACCTGGTGAAAGTCTGCTTTAGGATCTGAATCATATGCATCTGCAATTTTATTTACAGAAGCTAGACCAAATCTTAATGCATACTCTGTAACTAATCTTGGTTCCTGTTGTGAGTAGTCAAACGTACCCCACTTACAACCTTCTTCAGGTAAAAATAAACTTCTAATCAATGGCCCTGTCTCTGGATCTTTTGCAGGTATCTGTTGTAGGTTTGGATTAGAATATGAAAACCTACCAGTTACAGTTCCGCCATCATCAGAACGTATTTGATTTATCTCTGCATGTATTCTACCATTGTGTTGATGTCTTAAAATCGTATCTATAAAAGTTGTATTGACCTTGTTTATTCTTCTAGCTTCTGCTATCTTTTGAATTATAGGATGTTCATGATTCGAAAGGAAATTTTTTGTAAATGAAGGTGCACCAGTCTTTGCTGTTTTTTCAAAAGGTAATTTTAAATGTTCGAAAACTTTTTGTATACTTCGCGCAGCCCATATTTGAGTTTCTATTCCTGTTTCTATTTTTACTTGGTGGATTAATCTTTCTTCTTTTGTCGTTAGCTCTCGCTTTAGTGTATGAGCTCTTTGAGCGTCAACTCTTACGCCAAGAAAACGCATATCAACCAAACAAGGAAAAAGATCAGTCTCTAAATTAAATACATCTTGACAATCTTCTTCGTATAATAATTTTTTACAATGTTGCCAAAGTTTAAAAGTTAACTCTGCATCTTTCTCAGCATAAGCTCCTACTTCACTTGCAGGTAACTTCCACATCTCTGCTTTTGGATCTAATCCTCTAGACTTAGCAGCTTCAGTTAAAGCTTTTTCATTTTTACCTTCGTTAAGATAAAACCATGACAAAGCATTTAGTGTGTATGCAAATCTATTTTCATCTAAAACAGAACATGCAATCATTGTATCCACGATTAAACCATTGATTTTTATACCTAAATTACGTATCCAACATACGTCATACATAGCGTTATGAAATATTTTTGTGGCTGGACATCCACAAATATCTTTAAACCATTCTAAAGTTTTTTCTCTGTTTGTATTTGGTCCTTCACCATGAGCAATTGGAAAATACCATTTGTCATTAAACGTAGCTACAGCAATACCTACAACTTCACCATTACCTGTAACAGCACCAGATCCTTTTGATTTTAAATCAGGATCTCTTGTCTCTAAGTCAATTGCAATCTCATCGTAATCTCTTAGATCAGGATATTCTGTGGGCTGTACCCATTCGGTTTGTGTTAGATATTTAGGTATCTTCATTTTTTATCTTTTAATTTTTTTATTTCTAAATCACAATAGTGTTTAATTTTTTCTAAGTCTTCTATTCCATTTTTGTGTAAATATCTGCAAACATATTTCACAACGTTGCCCTGAAAGAAAGATAAATCATTTTTTGAAATAAACTCATACGGTTGAATATGAAAGTCTTTGTAGTGAGATCCTCCAATTTGTTTGTCTTGTGGAAAAGCTTCATCAAGCATTTTTTTATTTGTCATAATTGATACTCCTTTATTTTCTTTTTTGCTTTCAGTTTATATAGATTATTTCTAGCCCTAGTTGTGCCCACGTACCACACTCTATGCTCTTCATCTTGTTTGTCAACACTTAGACGTATACTTTTTTGTACTTTAGCACCTTGGTGTAAAGATAAAATTACATTGTCTTCTTCACCACCTTTTGCAGCATGAATTGTAGACAACCATACCCTTGCTTTTTCAGAAAGTTTTTCACCTCCAAAAATTATATTTCGAATATAAAGTATTTCTTTCTGATCAGCTACGAAGATTTCGTGCCAACTTTTTTCAGGATCCCAATTGCCACTGGGAATATATTCTACAACATCATTTATTTCTTTTTCTTCTAATTTTCCTTCTCTTACCCACTTTGTATATGCCATGGCAGCATTGTATATACCAACGTTAAAACTTTTACCTTTGTTACTTTGATAATAAATATTTTTATTTTTTAGTTCTTTCATAATATCTAACAGATTACTTTTAGTTCTTGTAAGCACTAACCATTTGCCTTGAGACAGATCAACTTGTCCTAAATTATTTATATGACACGCAAGACCTTCTTGCGCCCGTGGCAGATATTCTTTGTGTTTCCTGATGCCTGCTATCTTACTCACAGCTATTTGTGACTGTTCTTGCACTGCTCTTGATACTCTTCTAGAATATCTTAATACTCTTTCATCAGCAGGTTCTTTAATAAATCTATTAACATCAGCGCCAGCCCAAGCAAATATAGCTTGATCATCATCACCGGCTAAATACATATCCTCACAATTCTCTCTTAATTTATCATACAATTGCCATTGTAATGGTGATAAGTCTTGTGCTTCATCTATAAAGATAGCTTTAAACTTTGGAAACTTATCTGACTTAACTGCTTGTTTTATTAGATCATTAAAATCTAATAAATGCATTTTCTTTTTGTATTCTTGTAGATTTATATAAATGTGATTTAAAGTATTCCAATCTATATCTTTTCTATCGTGTTCGTTAAGGTCAAACTCTTCACGTATATCTATGTCTTTGTTAATAGCTTTACCTATCATTTGAAAGTATGGATTATTACATGTTAAGAAATGTGTTTGTTCTTCATTGTACTTATCATTAAAACTTACTCTTACATTTAACATCTTACCTAATGCTTCGTAATGATGTGGTTGAATTATATCTTCCTCATTTTTGTTTAACATATGAAAACAAAATGCATGTAAAGTTTGAAAGTATGGAAGTTCTTTTTCATTTACATCAATTCTTTCTTTTGCTTCGCCTGCTGCTTTTTTTGTAAAAGCAAAGTAACCTATCTTATGATAAGGCGTACCTGTCCTTACATATGCTTTGACTCTTCTAAGCAATCTAAATGTTTTACCTGTACCAGGCGGTCCGTATATTTTAATTGGCTTTTTCATCGGTTCTTTTAAAAGTATCTAATAAAGTTCCCGTGAATCCAAAGTTACCATGATGTGTTGTTTCACCATCAACCACAGCATAAAATTTAAAACCTGCTTGCGTTGCAAGATTAGAAAAATGTGTATCTTCTCCCCACCAATAACCAGATTTTTTATCAAAGACAGTATCCCAAAAATTATAAAAGTATGAGTTTGCTTTCTCAGATATAATTTCTTTTTGTTTTATTTTTAAACCAGGATGATCTTTCATTAATTTTTCATAAACTTTTTTACTTATTAAAGTTAATCCAGCAGGTCCTATTGTTATCTCTGTCAAACCTTTATCATCTATTCTAATATCTGTTGGGTCTTTAAAAGCCACAGAATATTTAATTGTATTGTCTTCAGTCTTTTTTCTATATGGTGTACATATAAAATCTTTTCCAGATAAAATCATTCTGCCTACTACCTTAGGATCAAATTCTACATCAGAGTCTATAAACAATTGGTAATCATAACCTGATTCTAAAAACATTGCAGTTAAAACATTTCTTCCATAACCTACATATGGACATTTAAAAGTTCCTATCTCTACTTTTATTTTGGCTTGTGTAAATTTATCAAAAAGTTTTATTAATGATAAACATGTCGCTACGTGCATTGTATCGTAGGTAGGCATACATATAAATACACTTGGTACTTTTTTCGTCATACTATATTCTCCTTATCTTCTATTTTTATTTTTTCATCTGGTATATTATCTTTCATCAAATCATCAGCAGGTATTTTTAAACATCTAACTGCAGGAAATGATTTTTCATTTTCTCCTTTTGGAAATCTTTTTTGAAAACCAAACTCTCCTTTAAAATGTGTTTTAATTAAAGTTCCTGTTCTTGGTCTATCTTTTGTCCATTCATTTCTTTTTATCTCTTCATAAAATTTATCATAATCAAAGTAATAATATTCATCATCTTTTAATACAGCTCCACTTTTAAACGATGCATATGTTTTTGCCTCTGGTCCATTTACATAATCTTCTAAATATTTCTTCAACATTTCTATTGGATTAGTACCAGCAGGAGGTTTAATGTCCTCTTTAGTGGCCCATAGAGCGTCCAGGATGGGTTGATATTCATTATTCTTAATGATGGGAGGGAATATTGAAGTTTGGTCTGCTATGAGCGCTCTCATCTCTTTCATCTCTGCTATTTTTTTTATGTGTTTTGCATGTATTTGAACTACTTTACTGTCAGATAACTCCACGTTAAAAAAATATTCTGGATCAGGTTTGTAATCTATTTTAATTAAACCTGATATCTGAGGCCAACTACTTTCTTTATGACTGCCAATGCCAAACTTTCTTCTAAGACAAGTTCCTTTCGCACAATAAGCAGAGATAGGTAAGTCATGACATGTATGACCTGCTGTATCTTTGTCCCAACTTTTTATTTTCTCATGTACTTTAGCATCACCCCAAGTGTCATCGTATTCTATAAAATCTCTTGCAGCTTGTAATAATTTTTTCTTCCAATCATCTTTGTGTTTCTTTTTAGTAAACACCATGTAGTTAAATAAAAATCTATCTCTTTCATCTTTTAATTTGTTCCCTGATTCCTGAACCTGTTTGCATATCATTTGTAAACATGGAGGACCGTCTAGTAAATCTTCTGGTCCACCTGTTAATATTTCTTTTACTTTTTTATTAGATACTTCTTGTAATGATTCTTTTGTTTGTAAATTATCTTTTACCACATTTAAAAAATCTTCTAACTCTAATTCTTTTCCGTCAGGTAGTAATGCTTTACGTTCTGTTTTTTTAAAATAAGGTAGATTAATAAATGATCCAGATGTTCTAACATTATCTTGGTTCATACCTAACTGTGTTTGTTTAGGAAATATTTCTGTCTTTGATGACAGTCCAAATAAAAATAATAAATTTTGTAAAAACTCTCTTATTAAAGTTGCAGGTACTTTTTCTTTTGTGAATACATAAATGTGAAGACCATTACTTTTTGATTTGATAGGAACCACAGGAAGATTTTTATCTTCAATTACTTTTAGATAATGGCCAATATCAAAACTAGAATAATCAGACGGATCAATATCTATTGCTCCAAAGCTAGCCATACCATTATCATCACATGCTTGTATACCTATTGCACGTTTACCTTCTAAGTGGTCTTCGTAATCTCTTTCAGATATACTTCTTTTTGACCAACCATAATCACCTGGATCAAATTTTAATTTGTTTGTTTGCGGATCATGATAGCCATTGTTTACATTACAGAATCCAAAGTCTCTTTCTAGTCCACTAAAATATTTTTTAAAATCTTTCATAAATTCAAGGCGCTTCCAGTCTCCCTTCAGCGCCTCTGTTATAACAACTTATTATACTATGTCTTGTTTCTTTTGACTAGCATCATATTTAGGTTTAGCAGTACCCTTAGAAACTTGTTCTTGAAGTTTTGCTGCTATCTCAAATATTGCTGCATCATCTTTGTTACTCATATCAAGATTTCTTTCTCTTGATGGTTTGTAAACATGCCAGCTTTTGCTGCCCGCAGTTTTGCCAACTGTATTTAATTTATATACAGCTGAATAACTTGCAGGATTAAACGGACCTTGATCATCTGTGAATCTAAGATTCTTGATAAGGTTGTTTAACTCCCTCGCCGGAGATAGATTAGAAGATCTCATTGGGATTACTGCAGGTTTTGGCTCACCATCTACCAATGCTAACGCATAAAAGTATGCAGTCTTCTCAACATAGTTACCGTTTGGTAATCTATATCTTCCGTTCTTTTCCTCCGTAGCATCAGCAGGAATATCTAAATGTGTTCCTACTGGAGCCGAAGCACTATCGCCTCTCTCCTGCCACTCAGGATACCTAGTTTGAGAGTGAGCAATTACAACTTGTAATCCCTCTTCCCCATCTATAAGTTTACCAAAACCTGATGCGTAAATCATACCAGGTTTAGCTCCTTCTACATGTTTGGCATCTCTTTCGTTACACTCTGGAGAAAGTTGATGAAGAATTTTTAAGATCGGTGTTGAAACATCATCGTTCTTAATTTCCTCTGATCCTTTCCCAGCATGCTCTCTGAGATTTATTGTTGCTAATGCACCTGCATTAGTCTTCTTTGCTACTTGACTTTCCATAGTTACTCCTTGTTAGTCTGTTAGTCTGTTGATTTAGGTTTGTTAGTTATTTTTGTTCTATAACCATCAAACGTACTGAAGTACTCTGAAGGAATCTTACCACCACGGATATGGAGATCCTCCAGAGCAACTCTTAAAGTCGAAGCATGAACAGCAACTTTTTGTTCCGGTTCATAACCTTGACCTCTTGCAAGGTCAGCGTATTGCTGCGCCTTGTTGTCTTCGTCCTTTCCAAACCTTACTGTGATTTCATTTTTCACAATATTGCTTAGTCCGTTATCTCGAAGCCATTGATATGCTTCTGCTTTTTTTTCAGCTAATGCAGAGGCATAAAATTTATTAGATATTTCTATTTCAGAACCATCTTTTAATTTCATTGTTTTTAAATTCATTGCATTCATCATTTCTGGAATTACAATTTCAGAAAAATATTTTTCATCTTGTTTTAAATCTTCAATAAGATTCTCATGATGTTTTATTTTTGTTTGAATGTCTAAAAGTTTTTGTATTTCGTCGGAAAGTTTTTCTGGATCTGTTTGTGTCACCTGACTAGGTGCATGATCCCTAAGATTTATAGTCATGTTACTCCTTAATAGTTTAATAGTTTAAATTTATATTTGCACTATCGTATATATAGGAGAATTTTATGTTGTCAACTACTTTTGAAAAATATTTAATTCAATAGGGTAGTAACCTTTTTGTGTTCTATCGTATTTTAAATATTTGAATTTACCGTTTGTCATTTCTGAAACCACTGCACACACTACACCAATAATAGCAGGGTCACCATAAAGTAACAAATAGTCATCAGAGGTAAAATCTTTTAAAGAATTTTTTATTTCTAAAACCAATGGTCCTGGTGAAAACTGCATTTGTTTTAATCTTGGAAACATAACCTTAATTTCGCCATATTTTATTGCAGGCGTAATATCAATTTTAGGTTGACCGGTTTCTCTATCTAATGGAATGTCTTGTACTAAATAAATTTTGTTCATTGACTTTATACTTTCTATACATTATATAAACTTTTAGAAAGAAAAGTAAATGATTAACTACAAATTTAAAACTGAGCCTTATGCTCATCAATTAAAAGCATTAGAGCGTTCTTGCGAAGAAAAATATTTTGCGTATTTCATGGAAATGGGTACGGGTAAATCTAAGGTATTAATAGATAATGCTGCTTATTTATACAATCAGGGTAAAATAAATGGCTTACTTCTTATTGCACCTAAAGGTGTATATAAAAATTGGTATGAAGATCAAATACCTACTCACTTACCAGATTATATAAATAAAAAAGTTGTTCTTTGGAAAAGTTCTGACAAAACTCTTGGACAAGAAAAGAAAATAAATTCTGTGTTACAAACTGGTACAGAGTTGCATGTTTTAATTATGAATGTAGAAGCTTTTTCTTATGACTTTGGTAAAGAGTTTGCTCGTAGATTTTTAAGTTGTCACAATGCTATGATGGCAATAGATGAATCTACAAGTATAAAAACACCTGGAGCTAACAGAACTAAAAATATTTTAAAATTAAGAGATCTTGCTAAGTACAGAAGAATACTAACAGGTTCACCTGTAACTAATTCACCGTTAGATTTATTTAGTCAATGTGAGTTCCTTGAACCCTGGCTCTTAAAAACAGATTCTTTTTATGATTTTAGAGCAAGATATTCTATTATGAAATCTATTAACCTCGGATCTAGAAGTGTAAACATAGTAACAGGTCATAGAAATCTTGGAGAACTATCTAGATTAATTGAACCATTTTCAATGCGTGTGTTAAAAGATGACTGTTTAGATTTACCTGCTAAAACTTTTATGAAACGTCAAATTACTATGACACCTCAACAAGAAAAAGTTTACAAAGAAATGAAAAAATATGCAATGGCACAACTCGATGGCAAAACTTTAACTACTAATAATGTCATGGTTCAATTAATGAGACTACATCAAATTTCTTGTGGTCACTATACATCTGATGATGGAGAGATATTAGATATACCTAATCATAGAGTAACAGAACTTATGGAAATACTTTCTGAGTTAGAAGGTAAAGCTGTTATATGGTCTAACTATCAAAAAGACGTAGATACAATTATAAAAACTATTAGAAAAAAATATGAGAGTGATGATATTGTAGTAGACTATTATGGTTTAACACCTCAAGAAGAAAGACAAGAAAATATAAAAAAATTTCAAGAAGATCCTAAGTGTAGATTTTTTGTGGGTACAACACAAACAGGTGGGTATGGTATTACTTTGACTGCTGCAAGTACAATGATTTATTTTTCTAATGGTTATGATTTAGAAAAACGTTTGCAGTCAGAAGCACGTATTGATCGTATCGGACAAGACTATCCAATGACTTACATTGATATTATTACTGAAGACACAGTTGACACAAAAATCGTTAAAGCTCTTCGTGACAAAGTAAATATTGCAACTCAAATTATGGGTGAAGATCTAAAAGATTGGATTTAAAATAATCCTTTATCTAAAGCTTTCTCTAACAGCAGAAGTGATACTGCCCCAACAGTACCCAATAACACCCAATAGATCTTGTCTATCTTACCGCCCAAATCGTGTATACCATCATGCATGTGTTTAACATCTTTTTTTAATCCTGTTATGTAGCCATAAATAGATAGCAAATGCTCTCTTGTATTTTTGGGTTTAATCTTTTCTCCTGGTCCGTTTGGCATTATGTAATTATTCCACGTTGTCTTAGTCTTATTTGTTTTTCTTCCTCAGATAATAAAGCATTCTCTACTGAGGTCAATCCTCCATTGTTTGGCACATTACCTAAGTTAGCTTGAGCTGTTTGTATTACTTGTGGATTAGGCATAGCTGAAGTTACATCACCTGGTAAAGGCGGTGTTTGTATCCCTGCAGAAAACATGTCATCATCTATGTATGTTGTAATATCAATATCATAATTATCTTCTAAAGATAAATCTCTTAAATCATCTCTTATATCTTGTAAAATATCTTCTACTTCTTCAAATGGATTTTCTTCACCAATTCTTTCTGCTATTTCAGCAAACTCTTTTCTAATATTTCTCGATGGATAGTAAGGATCAAACCTGTCATTTATAATATCGTTATAGTCTCCTCTTAATTGTCTTTCTCTAAACTCTCTAGATATTTCATCTTCATCTGCATTTAATAAATCTGCAGCTTGAAGATCTTTTAACATTTCTTTTTGTACATTAAATCTTGCTTGATTAGCTTTTATGTATCTATCAATAACTTCTACAGGTGTTTTTGGACCACCTGATAATAGTGAATCACCAAGTCCACCACCTGTAAATAAACCTCTAGATTCTCTAATACCTCTTTGATACTGAGCAATTTTAAATCCCATTGATCTTACAGGATCTAATTTAACAGCTCTATATCCGGCAAAACCTAAAAGCTCATCTGGTAATTCAAAAAACTCACCACGTTTTGATGGTTTATCCATAGCTGCTTGATATAATCTTGTTAATTGTGGATATGAAAAAGGTAACATTGATTGTGCAAGATGGTCTATTCCAATTTTAATTTTATCACCGCCTGGAGTTTGATCAGTCCATAATGCTCTACCATCATCTGTTACTCCATTTCTTAATGTTAAATCTGTTAAAGCTTCTGTGTAAATAGATTCAGATATAAATGGTGATGCAAGTTCACCAGCAGCCTCTGACATACCTGTTAACAAACCTTTCATTAAAACTTCTTCATCTTCTATTCCGTTTTGAATATTGTTTAATAAAGTTTGTAATGGTCTAATAGCTACGTCATATGCATTACCATGACTAAAGTCTATGTATTTTAACTCACCTGTATCTTCATCTCTGATTGGAAGTATAGTTGAGTTTTTTGACCACTTAGGTAAGTATCTTTTAATAGCTTCTAATTCATCGTTGGTTACATCGTATAACGATTGGAAACCTTTTTGTATTCCATAAGGAGCTGCAGCTAATACAGTTGTCATACCTAGTAATCTTTTAATACCAATGTTTCTTAACGCTGGATCTTTTATTTCTCTAATAGCTCTTTGACCAATGTTAGTTGTTGTTCTTAATATCTCAGATGGGAAAGACATGAACGTACCAAGAGGTAAACGTCTTAACGCTCTAACAGTGTCAGATACATAAGCATAGTTTGGAACTGTATTTCTTACAATATCAGCTGCTTCATTATCTAACATCTCTTCTGTAAACTCTCTACCAGCTCTGCTATATGCATTTTTTAATCTATATCTTTCTACAGCATAGTTAGCTATTTTAAATAAATCATCCTCAGCTGTATATAAATCTTCAGCACCTTTCATAACAGCTTTAGCTCCACGTCCAGCTGAACCTAAAAGTTTTCTACCCATAGACTCTAGTGGTTTTTCTAAATTTAAATTACCACCATAACCAATGTCTCCTAATATATTTCTAAAATCATTTACGTTTGTTTGTGAGTTAACAACACCTAGTCTTAAAAATTTTCTATACGCTTCTTGAAAATCTTTCTCACTGTATTTGTATGGAGTATATTTAGATGCAAACTTTTTAATACCTGCGCCAGGTTCTACTGTTTTAAGAGCTTCATTAAATGCTTTTGCAACTACAGCAGGGTTTTCAAAAAAGATACCATTGGCTGCAGAGAATCCTGTTGCAGAGAATATGTTTCTAAAGTGAGTTACCGGTGCAAGAATTGTTTTGGCTACCTGTGATGCAGCTTTTGGAAATAAAATTAAATTACGATAACCCCATGTTGCTAGTTTCTCGACGCCTGTTGCATCTTTTCTTGGTTCAAATAAAAATTTTAAAATTTTACCACTCTCTGATAAACCATCAGCAATAGCTTTCGATGTATATTTACCTGCTAAAGGGTTTACTGCATAATCATCTTTAAATGCGTTTGCTACATAATCATCTAGTTTTACAATTTCTTGATTAGGTAAAGCGTCCTCTGCTAAATTTCTAGTTCCAAAGAAAAAACCTTTGGTCCCTGGTGCAACGACTCCTCCAGCTTGTTCTATTTCTTTTACGGCTTGTTTTCTAAAATAATCTTGATCATCTAACCTTTGAAACATTTGATTTTTTCTAGCAACTGAAGATAGTCTTGTCATTCCGTTGTATAATGAAAATCTAGGATCATTCATCTCACCAAAAAATTCTCTAAATATTTTACTACCTTTACCAATAGGTTCTATGATATCACCTTTTTTACCAGCTCCTCTCAAAGCTGACGTTCTTCTTTTACCAGTTAACACTTTACCTTCAGCATCTTTTACTAATACTTGTTTAAAAAATTTTTTAGTTAAAGTGTCATCAGCTTCTGCTGTTCTTGATGTGTATTTAAAAAAAGGTAAAGAGTTTGGTTTCTTGGCTGCTATGGCTGTATCAATTAATCTATTTAACTGTTCATCAACCTGATTAACACTTGCAAATGGTTTACCAGATTTAGCTGCATATCTTATAAATAATTCTCTAACATTTTTATAAGCATCTCCTGTTGGTGTGTATCTAACAAAAGGTAGTATAGGTTTCGCTTCAAATATTCTATACGTGCCACCTAAATAATCTTTTACTCTTTGGCCCATTATTGATTTTAATGGTGTAATGTTTTTCGTGTCTCCACCTAATTTAGTGGCAGTAGAAATAAGAGTAGTAAATGCTTCTCTTGCTTTACCTAAAGTTCCAAACAATTGATTAATCTCTGGTCTTTTTAATCCTTTTATTTTTAATTTTTCTGTAAGATCCATTACTACATCATCTTTAATTCCTTTAGTCAGATCTCCAGAAAACATAGCATCATTTAAAGTTTCAAGTATCTCTGCTTTTTCTTTACCAGTTGATTGATTAAAAGTAGTTTTTATAGTTGGAAACATTTTGTTAAGAGGTTTGTCAAACTCTTTGACTAATTTCATGGCTTCATTTGTATCAGCCATTGTAGCTCCTTTTTCAGCCATCTTTTCTTCAAATATTTTTTGTGGTTTAGCACCTCTTGCTCTCACCGCACTAAATATTTTATTAAAAAATTGATCTAATTTAGAATTACTAAACTCAATATTTTTACCAGTAGTGGCTGCTGCTTTAATACCTCTACCTATACCGTAAACAATCGGTGTAATAAACAAAGACTCTCCACCAAACTTAACCCTGTTTAATAATTTTCTACCAGCATCTTTTGATGAATCAGCTAAAGCTTCATCATCTAAGTCTGTTGGTCCTCCTAATGCATCTCCAATACTTCCAATACTTTCAACGTCTGCTACTAGCGTTTCCCCCGCTGCACCTCCAGCAACTGCTGCTGCAAATCTTTTTTTTCTAGCTGCTTTATTTAATTCATCAGCTTTACCCGCACCTTTTAATAAGTCAGGCCTTTTAAGATCTAAATATTTATTTGCTTTTTTACCTGATAAAGCTTTTGTTGCCATCTTACGAGCAACACTAAAACCTATTGATCCAGGTATACCAATTTGCACTAATGCTTCTGTTAATCTACCTGCTGCTTTTTCTTGTGCTATTTCTTCAAATGGGTTTAGTTTATCAAAAAATACTTCTACGTCTGTTGCAAGATCTGTACCTGCTCCTAAGTCAATTAACTCTGCTCCTAATGAAACCACACCTTCAGGTACTTTAATTAACCCTGAAGCTACACCTGCTAGAGCTGCACTAAAAGCATTTCTTTCATTACCTAATTCTTCATCAGCTAAACCCATGAAGCCTTCTGGATCAAAATTTTCTAATGCCATTTAGCCTCCTAGTTTTGTATTAGTTCTTCAAATGTAATGCCTCTTACGTATTCAAGTTTACCATCTCTAGCAATTACTCTAGTATAGGTATCTGTAATATCATCATAGTATACACCTTGAGCAACATTTCTTTTTAATAAATTAGGTCTTTTAGTTGAAAATAATTTTTTAGCTCTTGGTAATTGTATATTTACTTTTGCGGCTTTTAACTTATCAAAATCACTTAGTTCAAAGTTAGCTCTGTTTTTAGCAGTAGGCATATCTTTCATGTCCCCTGATTTAACCATAGTCTCCGCATAACTAAATACTTTTTCTTCAGGTGAATCTGTTTTTAAAAAATCAGAAGGTTTTCTATAAGTAGAGTCTATAAACTCTTTCATTTTAGAATTTAATCTTGCATTATATTCTTCTGTAGTTTCCATTTCCATTTGTGGCCCTACAGATATTTCAGCTTGCTTTCTAATTTTTGCAAGATTATCTGTTCCTAAAGTATCTATAGCTTTAGCTCTTAATGCAATATTTTCACTGTCTTTTGATCTTCTAGTTTTAATTAAATCTTTTATTGGGTCTTTAGCTGCAGCAGCAGAAGTTCGTATAAGTCCTGAAAAACCTGAACCTTGAGGTGTTTGAGTTAATAAGTTTGGTCCAAATTGTAATAAAAAATCTGTAGCTGGATCAGAACTCATGTCTTGTCCACCACCTCTAACTAAAGAAATAAAATCTGCAATATCTTGTTCTCCAACATTTAATGCAGGGTTAGTAGATCCTACATTATAATTACTTCTGTCCACAATACCAGTCATGATACCGTCACCGACGTTACCACCTTTTCTAAACATAGGTCGTCTTAATGTTTTCATTAGCCCCCTAGTCCAAAACCTTTGTATATGCCGGCTAGAGTTGCTCCTGTTCCTAAAGCTGTTTGCATTATTCCAGGAGTAGGAGTGAATGTTTGTTGTGTTTGTCCTGGGTATCCTGATATTAAACTAGTTACCCCTGAACCATATTGATTAGCTGCAGTTAAAGGTTGCATTAATTGTTGTTGTAATAATTGTTGTTGAGCTGTTAATTGTGCTTGGTTCTGCGCTTGGTTCTGTGCACCTAAACTAGAAAGAGCTCCAATGTCTTGACCCATAAATCCTTGTTGTGCTGAACCTAATCCTAGAGCAGCTTGACCTAATCCTAATTGTTGTTGAGCTAGTTGTTGTTGATTTTGAAAAGCTTGTTGTGCCGCATTTTGAGCTTGGCCAAAACCTTGTTGTAATAATTGTGCTTGTATACCTGATCTGTTTCTATCTGATGTAGATTGATATTCTGCTCTTTGTACACCTTCTCTACCACCTCCAAAGGCACCTGCTGCAATTGCAGCTGCTGGCACGCCTTGTGCTCCTTTTTTAGCTTGAACATCATATTCAGCAAGAGTTGTGTCAATAACATCTTGTTGATATGGAGACATAAATTGTTTGTATGCACTAGGTCCCATAAACTGACCTGCTTGTCCTGCTAATACACCTGCTTGTTGTTGAGCTTGTTGAGCTTGATTTAAAAATGGTTGATAAGCACCAATACCTGAAACAGCTAAATTTTCTGCTTGTTGTTGTAACTTATCTTTACCTGCTACAAATTGTGGACCAAATACTTTAGAAAGATCAGCACCTGAATAACCACCGACTGCTTTTGAAAGCATGTCTAAAAAAGTTTTACCGCCTGCCTCTATAAACTCTGGTGGTAATACTTGTGTTTGTTGTACAGCCATTATACTACTCTCGATTCTAGTTTTTTCATTGTGTCATACATAAGTTGAGCACCTTTATTAATATCTCCTCCGCCTGCATTTCTTACAGCATCAGCGGTAAATACAAATTCGTTATTAGATAACATCGCTGGGATATCATCTGCTTTTTCTTTTACACCAACTGGAGGAATAAATCCACCTGTTTCTCTAAGGTCTAATTCTTTAACACCTTTAGGGTTAATATTAATAGGTAGGCTCTCGATGCCTGATGCCATTTCTACTTTTTGATCGGTTCCCATAGCATAACCAATACGACCACCGTCTGCATAGCCACCTTGACCTGATGAATATTCAGAGGTATCTCTTTCAACAGCTTCTGCTATTTGGTCTGCAGTGTAACCTAAATTTTGATAATAACCTGTTAAGTATTTTCTTAAAGAACTTACATCTCTTGTAATCATTTCTTGTTCTTCTTCACCCATTCCGGCTAATGCTCCTAATGCAGAACCTCCTAAAAATACTTTACCAAAGTTTTTTAATGCTGCACCTTCACCTACAGATTTTTTAAAAAGAGAAGGTAAACCAATATTGCCTAAAAAACCTTTACCTCCAAGACCAAAAGGTAGCCCAAAAGCATTAACACCTAAACCTATAGCTGCTAATCCTAAAGGAGATTTAATTACATTTCCTACGCCTTTAACTAAACCTTTAACTCCTTTTTTAATTCCTTTAACTATACTTCCTAATCCATATTCTTGTCTGTCCATTTCCATACCACCATCAGCTA